CCCGCCATAGGCATAACTACCCGTCGCACCACAGTGTAGGCTTCTGTCCACCCAGTATCTTTGAACCGGCGTAGTAAGCCACGACGCCCGCGCATTTCTAAATACTTGCAATTTAACTGCTTCGCCAGTGTGTTTGCTAGATCAGTAAATTCTTCCCACGAATCCATGCAGTTGCCCGCTGCCCCAATGAAACTCAACAGCTTTTCATCTCCCAGCTTGCCGAACGTCGTCACCACAACCCCCATAAATTCATCTTCGTCTGTTGTCCACGCCCATGGGTGGTGTGTTTTCGCTTCAATAGCTGCCACTAAGTCTTCCCCGGTAAACTCTCCTTGCGAGGCTTCCGCTATGTTCTCAATCCACTCATTGAGCTGCTCTGCGTAGGCTGTGAAGTCCCGTAGTGACATCGCTCGAAGCCGCATCAGTACGTTCCCCCATCAATAGTGTCCCCGTCACGCTGCAAAAACGATGCTAGCGCCTCAGCTGTAAACCGTATCTCAAGCCGGGAACCATTAGCGAAGCCGAAGTTGTGCACAACGCCGCGTTCCAACGTCAATGCCGGGTTACCTGCAGCATGGGCAACGCATTTAGCAATTTCCCACACCCCTGTTGAATCTTCCAACGTACAGAAAAAGAAATCCGGTGCCGCAGTTGTAGGGAACGCCGTCCCATCAGCCACCGTCACATTAACTTCGGTTTCGCTAATCGAGCCGACAATCGTAGATGTCGCGTTATTTGCCCATAGCTGCATCAGCAACATCCTCCACAGTCGATGGTAAAAATAATACAGTCATCATTGATTTGCCCTTGGTCCGTACTGACCAGTACCGTGGTTTTATACTCGTCGCCGAGTGTGGCATCTCCCCCATCAACGGTGAACTCCATCACGGTGCCATCGCCTATAACCGATACGTTCGTAACAGTAAACAAACTATCTGCGGGGGTCACTGTGGCGGTGGCGTCTAGTAACCGCTCGCCCGTACGTAGCCATGGGTAACGGACGGTAAAAGTACGCCTCGCCACCGGGGATATATTTACCCTTCCAATTAACACTAGCACTCTCCCAAAACGGACGTACTTCTCGCACTGGTAAAATTTACCGCTGTACAAGGAGAACAGAAATCAGTGTCTGCTTCTTCTCCTATCGCTAGTTCCTGCCTGAAAAATAACCTGCCTACAGTGCCGGATACAAACCCGTGCACAGTTTTTGATTGATCTGACGCGGTTACAATTTCCATTGATAAAACATTAGTAAAACTCATAACCGGAAATACCCCCCGAATAACAGGTCTGAAAACAAGTCGTAATTATCTCCTGTCGGCTGGAAGGGAAACCCATCAATTGTGTCGTAATAGACTACTAGCGCACTTGTCGCAACGTCACCTGTGTCCTGCACAATAATGGCTTGGGTTAAATCCTCTGTGTGGTACAGTTCTGTGTACTGAATAGAAGACCCAACGGCAAACCCGCTCCCTGTCCCTTTAGATGTAATCGGTTGGACTCCACCTACCTGTGCCCCAGTAGGAATGCTGGACAGCAGAACATGTACTGGATCAAACGTGTAGTCAGCATCCAGCAGAACAAACGAGAAGTCGTCTGTCGCCCAGTTATACTGCCCGGTGAGGAACCCTTCTCGGGCTGATGGATATAGCTGGTTTGCCATGTGTCATGCCCACGCTGGAAATAAGAACGCCGATTCCGCACTGGTAAATTGCCGATGGGCCACATCCCGTGCCTTGGCAATCCCGTTCCGAAACCGGCGTATATGGTATTGCGCCGCCATGGTGTTGGTGTACGGCTTATCCTGCTGAGAAGTAAGTCGGCCCAGTGTCCCATCCAGAATAATGTCAAACCACACCCGTTTGAACTGTGCTGGTACTTGGTCACAGTTATCACTGAGTAAGCCCAGCGATACGTAGGGGACCAACTCACCCGCCACATCTTCGTTCGGAGGGGGCGTAATGTAGAACACTCCGGACTCTTCCGGATCACCATAAAAACCCATGGGGCTTGATGACGCCGCCGTTGAGCGGAGGCGGTAGGCAGGCACTTGCTGTGGTCTCAAATTCCGGGTGTATGTCCCGTCGCCATCATTCCCACCATGGACGTATGCAACGCTGTGGATATACAGCACATCGGCATCGTGCTGTGGTGTAATCGTGTACTTACCTTTGCCGGGTGCCATAGTTATCGGCCCCAGCTCACGCAGCCACGCACCCGAGTCCACCGTGAACTCCCGCAGTGTCTGGCGTAGCGCCTGCAGGTAGCCTTCTTGCGTGCCGCCCGGTGCGGCTACGGTAAGTTCGGATAGCCAGTCGGTAACGGGCACCATGGTATAAGCCATATCATGCTCCCTTGGCGATCAGCTTTTGAGAAAATCGGTTTAGAAACGCCAGCGCTCGTTGGTCATTCACGAACTCGTCATCGCTTGCGCTCACATACCCCACCACATAATCGATAAACGGCGATATGAACTGAGCTTCCAAAGGAAATTCAGTGCTCGCAGTTAGGTCAGCATCGGTGTAGGTAGGGGGGCCGATAAGAGTCGGCAAAAACAGGTCGGGACGCATTCGGTACGCGTCTTCGAAGGCGGTATTCAGGTATGACAGCAGGCGGTCATCGTCACTACGGTATGGCTGACGAGCATCTTTTAAGACTGTCCTCGCTTGCTGTATGACAGAATCAATCGTCCGTGCCATTTAGAAGGGTATCCAGTTCAGTCAAGTCCAGCTCGTCTTGCACGGGCTCCTTAACCTTTGGTTCGACTTTCGCCTTCGGCTTGCGCTTCGCCTTCGGCTTCGGTTTGGCTTTCGGTACTTCCTCGGACTCTACCACGTCGTACAGGCCAGTGGCCAGCATCCCCTCGTTGAAGCCCCACAGTGTCCCAGTTTGTTTGCTTTTCAGCTGTTTCATGGTTTCTCCAAAAAAATAGGGAGCTGGACCCTATCACGATATCCAGCTCCCTCAGACCTCCGAGGAGAGGTTATACGGCTTTGAGGACAGCTGCAGCGAGTGCAGTGCCATCAGTCACCTGTCGGCCATAAACCTGCAAACCGCGCAAGTAGGTACCGAACGTGCTTTCGCCACGCAGGGTTTCCACTTTGGTCAGCTGGCTGGCAAACGTCAGGCCGTGGCTGTGACCGGCATAGACGTAGTACTCACCTGCAACACCGGGACCGCCTGTAGCATCTCCAGCGGGTACGAGGTTGGACATATAGACCGTGAACCGATCGATCATGCCCAGACGTCCGTTACGCAACATGGTCGAGCCGTCGCCAGTCAACGAAGCATCCCGCAGTTCAGAGCGCTTGATCATGGCTGCAACCCACGCGGGGATAACCATCCAACGGCCTGTTTCGGGGATATTCTGCTCATCGAGCGTCTGACCCAGACGGGTAATGACATCGATGATCTCGATTTCGCCTGTACCGGGAGCACGAGCTACCACATCCAGTGGGTTGGTGGTTACGCCAAGATTAATCCCGCTAGACTTGACACCGGCAGCGACACCAACATTGTCAGCAGAGATACCTGCGGGGATCGCAGTCAGCACTTCGGTATCGATCTTGATTTTCATCTGCTCAGAAGCATCGTCTGACCACATGCTCAGCATGTCGAGGTCAGCTTGAACTTCCATGACGTCATCAAGAATAGTATTGAAGTAAAACCCTTTGTCGATGGACAGCTCCACGATATTGCTGGAAGGCCGCTCAACAGCAAGCGTCATTTCTGCCTCATATGCGTTGATGGCTATAGTCGGCTTCTGCCGGATAATAACCTTATCGCCTTGATTACGAATCTCACCGTCGTAGTCAGTATTGGCAATACCTGCTAGAACAGTGGCGTCGTAAAACTTTTCGATGAGTTTCCCTGCCCATATTTGCGGAATGAACCGCGTAGTATAGGCTGGATCAGGGTTAGAACTGCCCGAAGGGTACGGGGTTCCCGCTACGGTATAGGCCATGATGGCACTCCTTTAAGTGATTAACGGATTCTGCCCTGATTTGCAGCTTCGATGATCTGGCGCTCAGTCTTGAGCCTTTCCTTCTCCTTACCGCGATACTTACCTGCGGTAATTCGATCATAGAAGTTCTGCACTTCAGCCTGCGTCCAGATTCTGTCCGCAGAGTTATCACCTTCCTGAGTGCGTGGCATCCCTGTTGACTTGGGAGTTCCCGGAGCAACCAGCGTGTCCAGATCAACCTTTGGTCCTGGTTGTCTGGGCGCTGCCTGCGGGGGTGTTACCGCCGCATTTTCATTTAGGTAGCCTCTAAAGAAAGCGAGTGTTCGGGCTTCGTCGTTCGCATTAAAGGCTTCAAGCAACAAGTCGTGCCGCTTATATCCTGAATACTGGTCTATTTGGGCCAACCAGTCAACAAATTCGTCAGAATTGTTGATATCTCGCCAACCCTGTACTTCGTTGTCCAGTCGGCTGAACAGCCGATCTTTGGCCGATTGAGCCGTCGCAGTGGTCACTTGCCCCATCTTCGACTTAAGCTCAGCGTTCTCCTGCTTCAAGGTATTGATGGTGCTGGCAAACTCTTCACGAGCCGCACGCTTCACCATATCTACCATGTCCTCGCCGTAGTCAGCGATTTCTTCTTCGCTGAGCAAGCGTTGCTGGGCGGGTGCAGTGTCTGGTTCGGGGTCTGCTTGACCCGTGGCCAATTTCTCCAGCGTGTCCACTTTGCCACGCAGCATATCCAGCTCGCCATCACGGCGGCCCATCTCCGCCTTCCACCGCCCCTGCAGAGATTTATACTTCTGTTCGAAGTCTTCTACGGATTTGGTAGTTGGCTCTGGCGCTCCATCAGGTTGCGGTTCAGGTTCCACCGCCGCTGTGTCCTCAACCACAGCGCCAGCCGTTTCCGGCGCTTGTGCGGCTGCGTTATCTTCGCCCTCCGGGCTTGCCGCCGCATCGTCTTGTGCCCCTTCCTCGACGGTAGGGTCAGTATAAATCTCTTTGTGGAGTTTTTCTGCATCGGATATCTGTTTACGGGCCGCTTTGGGGAGTGCCATTGTTCGTACCTTTGTATCGCTCTACGAGGGATGGCGCTCCAGCCAAAGCCTCCAGAATCATAGTGACTGCTTGTGCACGTCCCTGTAACCGCAGCACGTCTTCTTTCTCGTTCTTGATCAGCTGCATATTAACTATTTCTGCATGACGACCGAACGCCTGCAAAAACTTCTGCCAATCCGGGTTCGTTCGCAGGTTACAAACAGCCTGCGCTTCAGGAATGTCCAGCTTCAAGGGCTACGCATGGTGCGAGCAGGACTGTGGTATAACCCCTTGTCCTGATCGGCATCCGGCGCGGCGTCTTTTCCGTAGTCATTCATAAAGTGTCGCTGGCGAACATCGGGGCTGCGGCCCAGCAGGGGGCGACTGAAGTACACACTGCCAGTCTCCTCCGCCTTTGCGTGCAGGCCGACGCCGCCTTTCGCTACTTTCTTCATGGGGATACCTTGGAGGTCTGTCCCGATTTCGGATAGTCCGATTTACAAGGCGAGCCAGTACCACCGGTCGCGGTGATGGTTTTGACACCTTCCCCGTTGTAACCCTTGACGCTGGTGTTGCCGTACTCGGTTTTGTTGCCTTCGGACCAGACACCGGGCTTCTGCTCACCCACACCGGACGATGGCTGCTTACTCCCTTTCGGGTACAGTACCGTACTCATGCTTACACTCCATTGCCGAAGTCGTTGGGAGTTTCCCCGTACTTCATGCCAGAAATGGTGCTGTTCACTGCAGGACGGCTGGCGGCCTGTGTGGGACGGCGGTTCATGGGACCGTTAGTAATATCGTTCGGCGCACCAACAATTTTGGCAATGCCCGGATTAGACTTACCACGGGATGCTGCTTTACTTTCGGACGGCTTCATATATTGCTCCTACGCGTTCATCCGGTGCATATTATCAAACTCTTCGCCCTGACGGGCCTGACCATCGGGTTTTGCTTCCTGAACACCCATCGCACCCTGCGTCTGCGTTTCTTGAGCGAGCTTGGTCATCAGTTCCTGCTCAGAGGGTACAATACTATCGTACGGCATACCAACATTGTCCGATACGGACCGCAGTAACGACGCACGGCCTTCCGGCCCGATGATCTGCATATCGATGGGGTTCGCTGTGAGCTGCAACAACTCCAGCTGGCGCATCCGGTCGGTCTCTTTCGCCGCCGCCACGCTGACCCCTTTCACCACCACATTCTCATCGCCACGCAGCATCCCGGTCTTATCGGTCAGCATCTGCATTATGTAGAGGTCATTTATGGTCGGGCTGAGGATATCCTTATCGATACTCGCCGCCACGTTCTGCAACACCTTCGACGCGTTGTTCATCAGCATCGACAGGCCACTGGCTGTACTGGCCGCACCACCCGTGGCTTGGT